AAAATATAAAATAACCCAAGATGATATTGATAGGGGAAGAGGTAGAGGTGGAAATAATCCAGTAGGAATTGTAACTACTACAGCAACTTCCACTGTTGGAATTACATCTACTTTTTCCTACGAAGAAACTAGTAATTTTATTCAAGTTCCTCCCTCAGTAATAGGAATCAATAAAATTTTTAGATTTGATAGTAGCACCATATCTGGGGGAATGTTTAGTATGAAGTATCAATTGTTTTTGAATGATTTATACTTCTTCAATTCTATGGAAATGCTATCATATGCAATGACACAAACATATCTTTCTGATATTGATTTTTTATTGAATACTGAGAAGCAAATAAGATTCAATCAAAGACAGGATAGATTGTATTTAGATATTGATTGGGGAAATGTAACATTGGGTGATTATATTGTTTTAGATTGTTGGAGACTTTTAGATCCAAATGATTTTACGAGAGTTTATAATGATTCATTTTTAAAAAAATACTTGACTGCTCTTATTAAGAGGCAATGGGGGCAAAATTTAATAAAGTTCCAAGGAGTTAAACTTCCAGGTGGAATTGAATTGAATGGAAGACAAATATATGATGATGCTGAGAAAGATTTACAAATAATTAGAGAGCAGATGTCAAATACATATGAACTCCCACCTCTTGATATGATAGGTTGATGTTATGGTATTAAATCCATTTTTTACTCAAGGAACATCATCTGAGCAAAATCTTGTTCAGGATTTAATTAATGAACAATTAAAAATGTATGGTGTGGATATTTTCTATATGCCAAGAAAATATCTCACAGAAAATAGTATCATAAGAGAAGTCATACAATCAAAATTTGATATGGCACTTCCTCTTGAAGCGTATGTTGATAACTATGATGAGTACTCTGGTGCAGGAAATATTCTTTCAAAATTTGGAATTGAATCAAAAGATGAAGTAAGACTTATAATTTCAAGAGAAAGATTTGAAACTTATATTACACCGTTGATTGAAGATCAATCAAATGTAAAATTATCTACAAGACCTAAGAGTGGAGATCTTATTTGGTTTCCTCTTGATGATAGAGTATATGAAATAAAAGATATTGAGTATGCAAAACCATATTATCAATTACAGAATCTCTATGTTTATGAACTATATTGCGAACTCTTCAGATTGGAAGATGAAGTTATTTCAACTGGTGTAGATGAAATTGATAATAATCTTATAGGTGAAAATTATGATGGATCAACTGATGATGGAATCAATACCATACAAGGTCCAACTCAAACTCTGACTTTAGTTGGAGCAGCAGTAACCTCAACAGCATTAACAAGTATTGTAAATGGTGCGATTAGATTTATTAGAGTGACAAATAGAGGTGGTGGATATGCAACCCCACCAAGAGTGGCAATATCTTCTGCACCTAGTGGAGGAGTAACTGGTATAGCAACAGCAGTTATGATTGGTGGAATAAATGTTTGCAACTTGAATGCAAATCCAAAACTACAATCAGTACAGCAAGTACAAGTAATAAACACTGGATTTGGATATACATCTGTTCCAGGAGTGCGATTTATCTCAAATACTGGCACAGGAGCTGCAGGAATAGTTGGAATATCGACTACAGGAGGAGTTGGTATAGTAACTGTAAATGTCGATGGATCAGGATATGTAACAGCACCAACAGTAACATTTACTCCACCAAAACATGTCGGTGCAGCAGCAACTGCTATCCTAGATGTTCCCATGGTGTCTACAGGAGTCAGTGTGACATCTGCACCCATAAGTATTGGTGCATCGTCCTTCCTGTTCCCAGGAGGCACCACTGGTGGGGTATTCTATAGTACAGCACCTACAGTCACTTTTGCTTTACCAACAGGAACTGGAAATGCTGCCGTAATAACTTCAACATTATCAGATATTAGTCAAACTGGAGGAACTGTAGAGTCTCTTTCGATATCCTCCGGTGGTAAGTTTTACACTAGTGCTCCATTAGTAGTTGTAGCACATCCTGGAATAAGTTACGCGACAGCAACAATAGGTCTTTCTGGAACAAGTATAAATCCAAGTTCTGTTGCTTTCAGTACAACAGGTAGAGCATATACATCAGCACCAACAGTAACAATTGGAACTGGTATTGGAACAAACACTCCAATTCAAGTTGCGGTTGGTATTGCAACAATCAATTCCATTACTGGTATTGTTACTGCTGTTTCTTTCAATGTATCAGATCCATGGGCAGTTGGAACTGGAGCTACAATTGGTTTAGGGTACACAGTCACTCCAACAATTTCCTTTAGTGCCCCATCTCCAGTTCAAGCAACTGCTACTGTTACAGTATCTGCTGCAGGAACTGTTAATAGTGTAAGTATTGGAAATAGTGGATTTGGGTACATTTCTGCTCCTGTAGTTGCCGTAGCAGGTCCAGGAGGTGCTGATGAACAGTTTAGAGCACTTGGTGTTGCAACTATAAGATCCACATCAATTAAGACTCAAGGAACAATTGGTATTGGATCTACTTCAATTACTGGAATTACAACTACAAATATTATAGTTGGTGATAGAGTCAGACTTGGTGTTGGTTATAGTGATCTATACAACTTCATACCTGCAGATACTTTTGTTACGACAATTGAATCAAATACTGTATTCATGAACAAAGCAGCAACTAATGTTGGTATTGCAACATCTGTATTTGAATTTGGTAGACAAAACTGTGGTGTTGTTACAGGTATTGCAGTTACATTTGGTGGTGGTGGATATTTATCTCCGCCAACTGTAACAATAACCAATGAAGTTTCTGAAAAAAATTATATAAATTTCCCAGGAATATCAACAGCAACTGGTATATCAACTATAAGTCCTGGTGGAACAGTTTCAAGTATTAACATTCTAGATTCTGGATATGGATATGTAATTGTTCCAGAGGTAACATTATCCAGTCCAGAAAGCACTGGTTCGGGTACATTTATATTCAATGAAATCATTACTGGTTCTTCTAGTGGAACTACAGCAAGAGTTAGAACATGGGATGGATCAACTAATACTCTCATAGTTGGAACAGTTGCCGGAGAGTTTGCTAGAGGGGAAACATTAGTGGGTTCAACTTCTGGTGCTTCTTATGAGTTACGAATTGTTGATGTACAACCAGCAGATGATGGATTTGCTGACAATATTAATATAGAAACAGAAGCAGACAATATTATTGACTTTAGTGAGCAGAACCCCTTCGGAATGCCCTAAATAAAATATCTTATACTTTGAGATATTGTAGGATTAACAATGTTTGAATATTTTTACAACGAAATTTTGAGGAGGACCATTATATCCTTTGGTACTCTGTTTAATGATATTTCCATTAAACATACAGATTCTGACGATAATACCGTTAGCGTTGTAAAGATACCTCTAGCATATGGTCCAACTCAAAAGTTTTTGGCAAGGATAGAGCAATCTCCAGATTTAAATAAACCATTTGCTATTACTCTTCCGAGGATGTCCTTTGAGTTTACTGGATTAACTTATGATGCTACTAGAAAAGTAACTACAACTTCAACTTTTATAGTAAAAGATCCTGATGATGGAAAAGAGACTAAAAAGTCTTACATGCCAGTTCCATATAATATGCAATTTGAACTTGCTATTATGTGTAAATTAAATGATGATGCTCTTCAAATTGTAGAACAAATTTTACCATATTTCCAACCAGCATATAATGTTAGTGTTGAATTGGTTCAAGGACTTCAGGAAAAAAGAGACATTCCTGTTATATTAGAAAATATTACGATGCAAGATGATTATGAGGGAGATTTTTCTAGTAGAAGAGTTCTTCTTTATACTTTAAGATTTACTGCGAAAACATATCTATTCGGTCCTGCATCTAAGGCAACCAAGGATATCATCAAAAAGGCTACTGTCAGTTATCTTACGGGTACAGATACTTCCAATGCCTCAAGAGAGGTTACTTATTCTGTAGAACCAAGGGCAATCAAGAATTATACAGGAAATGCAGCAACAACTCTCGCAGAAGATATTACAAAAGCAAAAACATCATTCAATGTTGTTGATGCTAGTGGACTTACCGAAAATACTTATGTTGATCTTAATGGAGAAGAAATATTCATTACTAAGATAACAAGTAATAAAATTAATGTAAGGAGAGGTCAAGATGGAACGACTATTACTGATCACTTAACGGGTGAAGAGATATTCATTATTAATGCTGCAGACACTGCATTGATTGAAACTGGAGATGATTTTGGTTTTGATGGTGGATTCGAATGACAAAAAAATTTGATAACCTTAATGATACTTTTAATACCTCTGATGATGTAATTAAACCAGAGGTAATTGAACATAAAATTGAAAGAGTAAAAGAAGGTGTTGATGATATTAAAAAAGATTATGAATATACTAGAGGAAATCTTTACTCTATTATTGAAAAAGGACAAGAAGCCCTTAATGGAGTTTTGGAACTTGCTCAAGAAAGTGAAATGCCTAGAGCATATGAAGTTGCAGGTCAATTAATTAAAAATGTTGCTGATGCGACAGATAAATTATTGGATCTACAGAAAAAACTAAAAGATGTAGAAGAAGAAAATAAATCAAAAGGTCCATCAACAGTCAACAATGCATTATTTGTAGGATCTACAGCAGAATTAGCAAAGATGCTCAAAGATGGATTAAAAGAGGACAATAAATAGAAAGATAGAGGAGATATATTAAACGTGGCACTAAAGAAGCCTTCCGATTTTTTCAATAATAAGAAAGACCCCCTTGATGAAATAAAGGAGAACTATAGTGTTGCGCGTCCAGAAAAAATAGAACAAGTATCTGAAGCATTTGATGTATTTAAATCAAACTTAGATCATATACAATCATTATCTGATTTTACTTCTACTTTTGATAGTTTCAAAGAAAACTTAGAGAAAGTAGAAAGTGTTTCTAGTGAAATTAGTAGTATAAAAAATGAGATAAAAACATTAATTAAAAAAGAAGATTTAAATAGTGCTATGATGGCACAACTTCTTTTTGTAGATGAATCAATAACAAAAATTGAATCTAGAGTATCATCTATTAATGGAAAGACTGTTGAAAAAATTAAAGAAGATTTTGCAAATCTTTCAAACTCAGTAGAATCTTTTCTTAGTATTGACGCACCAAAGTATAAAAGATTAATTTCAGAATCTGAAGTTAGAGTAGATGGTAGGTTTGATACTTTTAAAACTAATATAGAAGAAAACTTAAATACTATTAGAGTAGATGTAGGTAACGAAGTTACTACTGCTTTAGAATCTATTGAAAGTGTAAATGAAAATACTATCAATATAGTTAAAGCACAATTTAAAGAAACTGTTAGAGATGTTAATAAAAATGTAAGTGAGTTAGTAGAAAAAGAACTTCCAAAATATAATAAACTTTTTGCAGAAACAGAAGTAAGAACAGAAGAAAAAATTAATGAGGTAATTGATTCTTATAAACAAGATATTGAAGATCTTAATGCAAAGGTAAAACTGTTTACTGAAACAGAAATACCAAAGTATAGTAATCTTTTAATTGAAACTAAACTTAAATCCGAAAAAGAAGTAAAGGATTTAGAAGAAGAAGTCCTTTCTAAAGTTAATATATTATCGGAAAAGGTTCAATTTATTTCTGAAGGTATTCCAGAAAAAACCTCAGAAAAAATACAAGAACTTAAAAATATAACTGATGAATATAAAGAAGAGATAGAATCTATCTCTAAAAAATATCAGTCTCTATATAAAGACTTCAAAAAAAGAGAAGTTAGTGAAAACAAAAAACTAGAAAAGTATTCTAAAGATATTGAAAAATATCATAAGAGATTTAATTTTTTAGAAGAAACAGTTACTGAAGATCTTAAAGAAATTCAAGATGTTCTAGTAGCATCTAATAAAAGTTATCATTCTAGTTTAAAGACTGAATCTGAAGAATTCAGAAATAAAATTTCTGATAAGATGAAAGGTCTTGAAATAGATCTCGTTGCTAATGAAAAGCATATTAAGAAACAGAATGATAATATTGAGGATATTAGAGAAGAAATAAAAGGAGTATTTGATAAACTTCAGTTAAATTTATTAGAAGAAAAAAATAAAGAATTAGTCAATAAAATAAACCTCATTGAAGAAAAAATATCAGACTTCAATGAGAAAAAACTTTTAACTGAGGATAATCCAACTTTACCTGGAGATCCATCTACAGATAATTCAAGAGATCCTTTAACTCCCTTAAATCAAAAGTTTGCAACACTTGATGATCTTCAAAATCATTACAGAACATTCATCAATAGAATTCAACAACAAATTGCTACAATTGGTGGCGGTGGTGCTGGATTCATTAAAGATCTTGATGATGTCACCTTTAATCAATCAACTGGAGAAAATCAACTTCTCATTTATAATGGATCTAAGTGGGTTGGTATTGCTAGCACTGCTTTAGGTGGTGGTAGTAATGTTGGTGCTGGCGGAACATGGGCATCAAATTCCATTGGAATTAGTACAACTAAGAATATTGGTATTGGAACCACAACTGCTAAGTCTGGTGTTGCATTATTTGTTGCTGGTGATATTGAAGCAACAAACGTCAATGTTGCAGGAACAATTACATATGAAGATGTAAAAAATGTCGATTCTCTTGGTCTTAGTACATTTAGAAGTGGGATTGAAGTTAGAACTGGAACTGCAACTACAGCACTTTTAGTTCAGGGTGATGCTAGAATTGTTGGTGTTCTAACAGTTGGTAATGCTTCTGTTACAATTGATGGTGATAATAATACAGTAAGTGTTGGTATAGTTACGATTACTAACTCTGAGGTCATTCTTGGTGATAACGTTACTCTTAATGCTAGTGCAACAGGTATTAACTCTGCACCAAATGTATTATATGTTGCTAAAGATGGTATTGATACTAATAACGGAACATCAATTGATAATGCAAAGTTGACTATTGCAGGTGCTGTTTCGATAGCACAATCAGGAACAGTTATTAAAGTTTTATCGGGAAATTATGTTGAAAACAATCCTATTGAAATACCTGCATTTGTTGGATTAGTGGGAGATGATCAGAGAACTGTTAAAGTATTACCAAATACTACAACAAGTGATATATTCCATGTGAACAAGGGATGCAAAATTGCTAATATGACATTCTCTGGTCACCTTGCTCCTGCTGCTGCTGTTGCTTTCCCAACAGGTATTGCAACTAATGTTGGTGGAGGTAAGTGGAAAGGTCCATATATCCAAAACTGTACTAGTGATACTACTACTGGAACTGGTATCTATATTGATGGAGATAAGGCAGAAAAAACTAAATCTATGAATGTTGATGCCTTTACTCAATATAATCAGGGTGGTGTTGGAGTTGCTGTTACAAATGAAGGATATGCACAATTAGTTTCTGTATTTACTATTTGTTGTGACAAAGCAATCACAGTTCATAAAGGCGGACAAGCAGATCTGGCAAATAGCAACTGCAGTTTTGGAACTTTTGGTTTGGTTGCAAATGGTTTAAGTGATCAACAGTTTATTGGAACAGTAACTACATCTGCAAGTTCTACTCAAGATAATATAATCATTAATGTTGGATCATCAACTACAAGACCCTATGATGGACAGGTAGTTTATTTTGATCAATTATATAAGTCCGTAAAATCTATTACAATAACTAATGGAGGAAGTGGATATACTTCTACCCCATCAGTGACTATCGCATCACCCACAGGTCCAAATGGAGAGGTAGCAGCTGCTTTTGTCACTGTTGAAGGTGGTATAGTAACAGAAATAGATATCATTAGTAGTGGTAGTCAGTACACAAGCACTCCTACTATCACTATCTCTGCCCCAGACTCAGGCACAACATCCACTGCCACAGCAAATATGGCAGATACTTATTACACAATAAATAGT